TCTGATTGTTGGTGCATCATTCCTAGCTCCAACAAATAATCTTAGTGTTCCTGTTTCTTCTGTTTGGTCTCCTAGGACTGCTCCTCCCACAGTCGTTCCAGTAAAAGTTTTAACGGTAGAGTCACGGTTTAAGTCGGGGAACGAAGCTTCAAGCTTCATAAGCTGAGAATTAGAAAAATAACATTCCACAAAGCGAATAGTAGTTCTTCCGTCGATAACAGGAACTGATTCTCCTTGTAAGTTCCCTTTCTTTAGGTACTGTTTAGAAAATTCATACTCACTAAGGAAGGAAGCCCCATAATTAAACGCTGTGTCCGTTACCCAATCTCCACTAACCTTCACCAACTCCCGACCATCATTACTGTTAATAGGAGCAGCTAGTATAGTTCCTGTAACTCCTGAGTCATTTACGATTACTGGAGAGTAGTCATCGTTGGTAGAAATCTCATAAGGTAGCTGGATGATAGTCCAATCTTCATCGGAGTCATAGCCTAATGTATGCGCACCCACAGTCCCCGTAAGGTCACAGTCTCCATCAGCTACTACAGAGTCAAGGGAATAGGTGATATCGTCTGTATTGTCGAACCTAATGGTATCCAGGACATATTTAGAAGTTCCTGTGCCATCGGCAGAAGTGTTTGCTACGGTTAGCTCATTTACAATTCTACAGTCAGGACCAATGAAATCAAAAAATAAAATATTTTTTACATAGTGATTGAATAGATATTTACTCCAAGAAGATTGGACTCTCCCTTTATCTGTATCAAAAAACTTATAAACATAAAGCTTAGGTCCTGTGTCATAATCATCTTCGTCAACAGTTTCATCTGTTCTTACGAGAATACACTGAGCGAGAGAACTTGTTCTGATATCTATAACATCCCCTTTGATATAGCTAGGAGTATGTGCAGTTAGGTTTCTAGCCCCAAAGGACTTGTTCGTTGAACCAGTAGGGTAGAGTTCCATAATATCAGATGCAGCTCCCTTATTCCTAGCAAAGATAATAGAGTTATCAAGTGCTTTAGGTTTAACTGTTGGGCTAGAGTCATAGCTGCTCAACAGGGATAGAGATGCTGTTTGAGGGGTTAGACCTTGATTCCCATAAGAAACAATAAACTGAGCTCTTTCTGAGAATACTAAGAGCTGGTCTGCAAAAGGAACTACATGATTTAGATATGTAATATTATTTAGGGAAGACTGGATATCAATTCTATCCGAGGGTAACACTTGAGTAACTGATGTGCGGAAGAATTCAAAAGGGTCATCTGTTTCTGATAAAATTAAATTTTCTCCCGATACGAATCCAAGTCTTGATTTAAAGAAGACTAAGTCACTAATCCTATTGCCTACAAAGCTTGGGAAAGGGTTAGTTGTAGAATCTCCTGCTTTTTTTTCTTCCCACTTGTTTCTGTCGTCATTGTCATCATCGTCACCGCCATCATCTAAAGGACCAAACCAATAGTTATCATCATCAATACGAACTAGAACATGAGGCATTGTTTCCCTGTCTAACCTCAACTCCTCTCCCCATCCAACTGATTCTTCCCAATGACCTGCTCCTATCACGTTATCAGCAACATCAGCGTCATCTGTAATAAACTTAACATAGTAATTATCAATATCTGATTCGGGGGAGCCTGTAATCTCTAGGTGGAAGTTATTCCAACAGGATAGAGGAAGACCGTCAAAGCTCTTAATTTCATTGAAGCACCCACTAGAGATGCTATTACCCCAAGAGTCTTCAACGATAATAGTAGGGTCATCTTCCCCTGCAGGGTCATCAAGCCTAATAAATAAAGATGACCCATAATCGTCTCTGACAAACTCGAAATCAGCCGCCACAAAAGAGCCTGTATCGTCGATGTCTACTTCAATTTTAGTACTCTCAATACAATAATCTGGAGCATTTCCAGTAGTAAAAGTTCCAGTACCGCCGTCTTCCAAGCCCCAATGAAGAGCAGCAATGATGTTGGAAGTTTTATAATCGTTTGCTGCACCAGAAGTCGATGATTTCTCTGTAGCTGCAGTAACGACTCTCTTGTAACCGTCTGTATCAGTAAGGGTTACCGTGTATGTAGTTGAAAATTGACCCTCTTGAATAAAAACAAATCCGTTTTGCTCATAACCATCATCATTAGTGTCGTCCCGACTTGCTACTAGCTTCGCTTTATTCAAGAAGAAGGTGTAGTCTGATATAGTTACAGCTTCGTAAGGTGCCTTATCCCAATCGTCAAAGGTATATTCTAGATACGGTGTGCCTAAAGCGTCGTAACCTGTATCATCGTCGATTGCCACCCCCGAGCCTGGGTCATGGAAGAGGTTAATTGGAGCACCTGTGGAAGCATTGTAAAGAGCAACTCTTCCTGACCGTACTACAAACAAGAGTTCTTCATTATCATCTCTTTTGATTGAATGAAGGAAAAGGTGCTTGGGGTCCAATACATCAGAGTTATGGAAAGGTCCATCAGCACCATACGTGGTTGGTTGAATATGGGATACGAAATCTGCACCAGGTCTTTTTACTAGACCTTTAATTGCGTCTGAAAGAAAATTTTTCTGCTCCTCACATTGGGAGTCAAACCTTTGAGAGTGGGGCTGTTCCGAAACTCCACCAGTAAGGTTTTTAATATCTTTTTTCTTCAGACTCATTATTATATTCTCCTGTTAATTAGATTTCTTGCATGCGAGTTGTCTCTGAGAACATTCAATTTATCAACACCCACTTCATAATTAAGCAGCTTAGCTCTTGCTTCAAGCTCATCTACCTGGGAGAATGCCCTGATATCTTTAGAACCTACTAATCTATCTGCGTACACTCTTGCAGCTCTGATAGTACAGTAACGTTTAGCGGCTTCAGGTAAGTTAGCAAACTCTAGCAAATATACAATATTCACACTTACAGAACCTGTAAACTCGTTTGTCTTATCCGTCATTGAGTAGAGGAGATAAGAACCAGAACCTGGTGTAATTTCTCTTAGAACATACTCATCTGTTTCTGAATCAGCTGCTTGGACCCTAACCCAATGAGATTGAGCAATAAGGTGATTTGATACATCTGGAATTACAGTGATATCTAGCTCAGTATTAAACACGTAAGAATCCTGGCACAGTTCCTTGATAACTTCATCTAAGATATCCTCAGCCAAGCTCACTTCAAAAGGTACGGTTCCCGTCAGCGTATTTGTACTTGACTCTCCGATTACAGAAAGCATAGTATTGACTGCTTGCAGTTTAGTTGTTCCTATTGCCATTTATTTTTTTTTCTCCTTGGTTAAAAATAGTGAGGGAGCGCTTGACACGCCCCCCCACAAACTATAATATAATAATACTATGCGCCTCCAAGAGGTACAATACCAATAGACCGCAAGACATCACAGCCGATGGCTTGTTTCGCAACAAGTAAGTTACCTTGACGTTCTGGTACCCAATCTACAGAAGTAGAAAGACCCTTAAGAGTTACTGTAGCTGCGCAATCCTGATGGAAAGCCAACGCTCCAATCTTAGTAGCAGCGGCTTCGTCGTAAGCGTCGCCTCGACCTAAGCCGATATCTTCCAAAGGCTTACCAGAAGCTTCCAAATCAGTTTCTTCATCAAACTCGCCCCAAAGAGCACTGTTGATGATTTCAAAACCCATGTACCACAATGTACCAACATGACCTCTATCACCAGTAGTGTTGTAATCACTTCCGATAACGTCATCTTCATCCATTAGCTCATAGAACAGTGAAGGGGTTACAAGAACGTAACGTCCTTGCTTAGGTACACCGCCCTCATCCATTTGACCCGCAGCACCTACAATCGCAGCCTTCAGGTTAGTCACTGTCCAGCTTCCAGCCGTGCCTTCTTCCACTTTTGAACCAGCATCAGATAGCATAGCAGCGATAGCCCAACGGTCATGAGCAGTAGCCAATGCAGCACCCATCTGTTCAGCGTAAGGACCCCGAACATCATAGTGAGCCATCATTTCTTCTACTTCATCAACGAAAGCAGTTGCGATAAGCATCTTGTTGATTGAGACAACTTTCTCATCGTTACTCATGTCAGACTCATATCCATTAGAATCGGAGAAGAGGTCCTGCCCTGGGGTAAAGATTTTAGCTTCTTCCGTGCTAATAGTAGGAAATGTTGCTGATTTTCCGCTTTGAATCGTGCGGGAACGAAGTTTGTTGTGAACGTCAGAAGCAAGGTTGTAAGCCTTTACTACTTCGCCACCGTAGACCTTTAGAAACAGAGTATAGTCGTCTCCAGACAGTCCACCAGGGTCATTATTTGCCCATGCCATAATATATTCCTCCTAGAATTTTTATGTTTTTCTTGCTTGCGCAAGTTAGATTTGCTCTCACCACTGAGCGTAAGTTATGGTGTGATAAAGAAAATTTTAAAAGTTATCCTAGGAGGAACCCATCGTAACAGGTTGCAACAGGGCTTAAAAAGCCTTTCCTTCATAAGAGCATTATTAATTTTGCTCTTGTTTTGTGCTCTAAAAGTTAGAGCGGCGTAGTTTGTCAGCTACTTTACGACGATAAGCAGGGTTCTTATCGTACTCTGGAGATTCCATATCATGTTGAGCTTCAGCTTGGGAGCGATACCCTGCTTCAGCTTGAGAGATAGCATCTGCTTTGATTAAATTTGACGTAGGAGGCTGGGTGTTAGCATCATATCTTGCTTTGAGATTAGAAATAGCAAAGTTTACTTCTTCCACGGTCCCATTATCTACGATGTTATCAAATACTTTTACTTCTTGTGGAGTAAGGGAGTCTTGAGCCCATTTAGTCATCTGCTCATACCCATCTTTTCCACCAGCAGCTTCCATTAGACTGATTACTTCTTGTTCTTGTTTGAAAGCCTGGAGCTCTGCATGTTCTTTTACAAGTTCTTTGGGGATTCCAAAACCCTCAAAGGCTTCAAGAACCTCATCTGTTAGTTCAGCAGGGTCATCTTGAAGAGATTTGATTGCCTTTGCTACAGCCAATTTATTATCATCTTCAGGGAGCGCTTCAAACTTTTCTCTAAGTTCATCTGAATCTTCTGAACTTTCTTTATTAGTTTCTGTAGACTCAGAATCAGTTGTGTCTTCATCTGCAGATACCTTTCCTTCAGTTTCCTTATCGGTAGTAACCGTTTTATCATTTGTTTCCTTTGGTTGTGAGAATTTTTTTTCTAATTCTCTGTAGGCTTTTTCAAGTTCGGCTTGATTGCTGAACTTTCCGAGGATTTTTTCTCCCTCTTCTTTGCCTTTTCCTCCAGCTGGATGCGGTGGAGTTGTTTGAGGTGGTTCTGGACTAGGAACCTTGGACATCCTATTAGCTTGTTCTTCTGAAATACCATGTTCTTCCATTTGTTCTGGTGTAAATGCGGAGGTAACTCCCCCGTTTGTATCAATCGTATGTTTATTATTTGTCATAGTTTATTTTGGAGTGGTCATCATCTCGGGGATGACCTTACCCGCGACATCAGCGGCAGTTTGATTCGCTAAGTCTTTTTCTGACTGCTCTTGTAAGAGCTGTTGTTCTTGCATAGCTTGCTGTTGCTCTGCTGCCATCTGCTCATCTGATTTCATTAGTTCAGGGGTACCGATAGCAGTAGCAAGTTGGGTTAAGAGAGCTTTCTGGTCTACAAGATGCATAAAGGCTTCGGGACTTATCTGCGCTCCCATCTGTGCAAACTGCAAAATCCTCTCTAAATCGGAGTTTCGACCTAAAGCAGTGAGACCAGTAGAAATAATTAATTTTACTTTATCAGGTAGCTCTGGAACCTTGTTCTCAGTTGTTAAACGAGAAATAATTAGTTTTACTAGTGGAGCCATAAACTCAGAACTGAGCATAGCATACGTACCTGCTAGAATCTTCTCTAAAGAATTTACAATAGCATTAATTTCAGTAGCAGTTACAGCAGGTTGGGATGGCATTGCAGCCTCCAACAGATTAAAAGAATAAGATAATCTTTTTTCAATAATATTAGATGCACTGAAAGCAGTAGACAAGTCATTTCCCTTATCTGTTCTTAAAATACCTACATCTTCAACTCTACCGTTAATGACATCTCCATTTTCTGCTTTAGCAAGTGATTTAGCTCTGGTAGTAGAGGCAGGGTTTACCATAAAGACTGTCTTAGCAGAGATAGCAGCAGCTTCTACCAGAGCCTTTTGGAGAGCTTCTAGTGACTTTAGGTCACCAATAACTGATTCTACATAGCTACGACCCCAAGATTCCCCTGTAACCTTTGTAAGCCGTAATGCAAGCCAAGGAAGTTTACCTTTATCGTAGTATTCGTCAGTATTTTTTACTTTTTCCCCTTTGATTTCTTGCCATACGTAGTACTGACCGTCTTCTTGGAGCTGAACACATGTAAAAATTTTAATATTTTTCTCTACACCAAGCTCTTCTACATCCGAAGGGAGCTCAATATCAAGTGATTGAGCCACAACAGGAGATATTTGCTCAGATATAATAATATCCGTAAGATTCCCTTCAATATCCCGATGACAAACATAATCTTCGATAGAATAATTACGGATATTTCCATCAGGCTGTACATAAACAAGGGAATTACCTGAGATAATTAAATTTTTTAATACTTCGAAGATGCTAGTTCTAAGATTTTTATCTTCTAACTCCTCTAATACAGTCTTTTCAATTTTTGCAAGACTCGCATCTACTTCTTTTTTGATTTGTTCCCCTTGAGGACCAAAGGAATCAAACTCAGTATCGGATACAAGAAGCCTAAAAAAAGGAATATTATTAGGAAAAAGAGATAATAATAAATTACTGGAGAGATTAGTGACACCTCTAGCTCCAACAGATTGATATGGAACCTCGTAATCAGTAACACCAGAGTCATCCTCTGCTCTTACAACAAGAGGGAGCGTCAACTTGGCGCATTCTCTAGCTCTACGAAGGAAAGGTTCTCTTTCTGCTTCTAATTTATTAAATCTTTCTTTGCTCATGATGCTTCCTATATGTTAGCACCTGAACCAATTCTTAGTCGCTTCTTGATAGACATTGGAATGCCACCTGTTGCTTCATAAGGATTGTCTGTTTGAAACGTAGAGGCTTCTGTTTTTTCTAATCCTTGAGCCTTCACGTTTTCCGCTCCTTGAGTTTCTCTCTTAGCTTTAGCTGAAGCTCTTTCAGCTTTTACTCTTTGGATTTTTTCTTTATCGTGCTGTCTTTTGCTACCATACGCATCCATTGCGAGGCTGATTCCCATAAGTACTGCTTCTACCATTTTTTTCTCCTGTGGTTGTTGTTGGTGAAGATTGTTCTTTCTTCTAAAGGGCGTTATTCTCCTTGAGAGGGTTTTTCTGCCTTTCATGCAGGTCTTCAAGGAACCTAATAACAGATAATTTACCAGAATCATACATGATTTCTGGAAGAGTGTTGTCAGGAGTGTACCCTACTTGAGGTAAAACCTCTTTTAAATACTCCACCAGAGCTTTACTAACCTTTGGTTCTTTTATTTCGCTTTTCATTTAAGTTTGGGATGCCTCCTACATCATAACATTGGTAATCTGAATCCCAATTTTTCTCTAAATCTAGCTCCTCTAGTATCTTATCGATATCTTTGATAGCATCTTGATGGAATTTTTTCTCTTGATTGTAGAAATGAACTACCTCAATGTAATTGCTTGTTTTCTTTTTATCATTCATAATTTATTTTTTTAAAATCCTCCTCTTTAGCCCCAAATCGCTCTGAAATGGTAATAACAACCTCGTCTGATTCGTAGTTCCTTCTGTGGGTACAATAAGAGTAACAGATTTGAGCATCATTGTAATAGCAAATACCTTCTAAAGCATCTTTGATTGCACCTGTCATTTGTTCGAGGTCTGCAACCCTTTTACCTTTAGTCTCAAATAAAGCTATAAAGGATATTGGTCCTTTCAGCTTTGTTACCACATGCTCTTGGGCTATTGCTTGAATAGCCTTCCTCTGGTTCATATAGTTCTTAGGAAGATAAGCTCTACCCTTGCCAAAGCGAGGTCTAGGCTTAGCTAAAATTTTAAAAGGAATTTTTATTTTCATAGCTTAGTGATAGATATAATCTGAATATCTGATATCATTTATATCTAGGTCTCCTAGTTCTGGGATATCAGGGAGAGAAAGATTATATTTTTTTTCTAATTGCTCCTTGAAAACCTGGAGAAGATTAGGAGTAAAAATTTTAATAATACTTTCTCTGATGAGCTCATACACCAGATTGGACTCTGATGCTTTAAAGCTGATACAATCATGAACCAAAGAAACAGGAAGGGATGCTGGGTATTCATTCATAAATTCATATAGAATAGCAGCATCCAAGCCATGCACCACATTAGGTACAGCAGCGT